GGAGGTAGAAGCATCAGATCAGTGCTACAAAGTAGAAAGTATTACTTTCGGAGATGATGGCCTTGTGGAATTAACTGGTTCGTACGCAGAATTAACAGCAGACGGTAAACTAGCAATGTTACAAAATTGGTCTAATTCAAATACTTTGATCTTTACTGAAGGGGATTAATGGCAACTGCAAGAGCTTTTCCAAGCATTAAACCAACTTCCAGAAGTTACACACCTGGAAATTATCCAAGTACAAACTTTGAATCTTTGGATGGCACGAAAACACATATTCGTTATGGAAATAAAAGAGTTAATGCAACCTTGAGCCTTGGTTTTTCAAATATTACTGATGCTGATGCTGCTTTGATTTTGGCTAATTATGAAGATGTAAATTCTGATTGGGATTATGTGACTTTTGCTTCTGCAAGTGGAACAGCAGGGGTAGGTAGCACAAGCCTTTCTAATTATTTTAAAGAGTCTGGATCAGGGTTAAAGTGGCGTTATTCTGGGCCTCCTTCTGTTACAAGTACCTTTAAAGGTATGAGCAATGTGAGCTGTAGTTTTGTTGCTTGTTTGGATGCACCCATATAATAAGAACAACGTATTGATTTTTTAGGTCGTGGCTTTTTATAGCGGAAAAGACGGACAGCTTTTTATTGACGGCGATAAAGCCGCCAAAGTTCAATCTTGGTCTTTTTCAAGTTCACAAGCTGTTCTTGAAACAACTTCTTTAGAAGATACCGATAGAACAATTGTTCAAGGAGTCAGAAGTTATAGCGGTAGTGCAAGATTGTTTTACTATCAAGCTTCTGCTGGTGCTGGTGGAGATGTTACAGACTTAATTGATAAATGTATTAAAGCTGGCAGTAGTGCGGGTGATGGAACGGCTGCTGTTTCTAGTTCTGCCTTGTTAAAACTAAAGATTGCTGATGGTTCTGCAAATGGTCGTTTTATTACTTTCTCTACTTTGATTACTGGAATATCAATGAATAGTGCCGTTGGTGAAGTGTTAAGTGCTGATATTAGTTGGGAATCAAATGGAGCACCTACAGAAGTCTCTATCTAAATCATGGGTGTTTATTTTGGGCAATCGGGTGAAATAGCCCTTAAAAGAGATGCGCTTCAATCTGCTTTGCAGACGAAGTTAGATCCTTTTGATGTAAACACTTCAACAAAGAGATTTAGTGTTGACCACAGTTCTGGCTCGTTATTGTCTGGTGATGAAGTAGAAATTGAAACGGTTGATGGTTCAACACTTGAACTTGTTAATGGTCACAGTTACCCAGATGGCAAGTGGTTTATCAATGTTGACCCTATGGGTGGGATTCGTTTATATGACACATTTCCTAAAGCAATAGAAGGATTACAGACAAACGCTTTAACTCTTGTCACTCCTAGTGCAGCAAAAGATGTTTTAGTAAGGACTCGAAATGAAAGGTATAGGCATGTCGCCAATGTTCGAGATTTTGAGATGACAACGAGTAGAGAGCAAGTTGATTTAACAAACCTTGGAGATGAATTTAGGAATCAATATGAAGCTGGATTAATTAGTGGTCAAGGAACAATGAGTTGTATTTGGGAGCATAGTTATGACACAGGAGATAGAGAGAATGAATATGGCAGTGATCCAGAATTTCCTTTTTATCTTGCTCAGTTAATTGTTAGAACACAGCAAGGATCAGATTTTGATGGTCTGTTTTACATTTACCGTGATCCAAATAATTCTGCTAAAAACGTTTATTACGAAGCGAATTGCATTATTACTAATGTTGCTGTAAGTGTTACTCCTGCGGAAGTTATTGAGACTAGAGTTGAATTTATAACCAATGGAGTTATTCGATTAAAGACTGGTGATACGGCTGGTTATCTATTACAGGAAAATTCAGATAAGGTTCTTCAGGAAGATGAAAGTCCCATATTGCTCGAACAGGTTTAAACTATTGCTAATGGTTTTTAGTTCGTAGTCAATGGCTGATCTACAGATAAGCAATCTGCCTGCCTTAGCAGAAGCAGGTATTCAAGCAACTGATGTATTGGCCCTTGCTGATCTAAGTGCAACTGAGACAAAGAAAGTAACGGTAAAAGATTTAGTAGCTGCTGCTGTAGCACTTTTAGATTCTGGAGATATTCCTGCTGCCAAAGTTGCAACGCCTTTTGCTGCTGATGCTGTAGCGACAGCAACGATTCAAAATTTAGCTGTAACTGCTGCCAAGATTGCTAACTCAACTATTACGGCAACGCAGATAGCAAACGCAACGATAACTGGAGCAAAGTTAGTTAACGATACTGTTACTGCTACTCAAATAGCTGCAAATGCTATAACTGCTTCTGAGCTTGCTGATGATGCTGTAGATACTGATGCTATTGCTAATCTTGCTGTTACTAATGCCAAGATTGCTAATGCAACAATTGCTTATGCAAAATTAAATATTGCTGATGGAGATATTGATGGAGCAAAACTTACAAGTGCAAGTGTTACAGCAACTCAATTAGCAACTAATTCTGTTACTGCCACAGAACTTGCTGACAATGCTGTTGATACTGCTGCTGTTGCTAGTGGAGCAATAACTGGAGCGAAGATTGCAAGCACAACTATCGCTGCTGGAAATATTGTTAATAACACGATTACAGCAACACAGATAGCAAATGGAGCGATTGGTACAACACAGATAGCAGATGGAGCTGTAACAACTGCCAAGCTTTCTGGAACTATATCCGCTGGAACAATTACAGATGGTGCTGTAGGCACAGCCAAACTTGCTGATGATGCAGTAACAAGTGGCAAGCTTGCAGCAAACGCTGTTGACGCAGCAGCTTTAGCTGATAACGCTGTTGATGCTGGAGCGATAGCTAGTAATGCTGTAACAGAAGCCAAGATTGCTGCAAATGCTGTTGTTAACGCCAAGATTACAGATGGCACAATTACAGCAGCAAAGCTAAACACATCAAATATTGATAGGTCTTTAAATGTAGCCAGTGGGAACCTTGGAATAAATAACACAGTTACGGCTGCTACTCGTTCAGGTATTTCATATAACGCTCAGGGACTTATTACTGGAACTGTTGCCCTTGCTGCTGCTGATCTTCCTGTTGCAACTTCTAGTGCTGTTGGCGGTGTTTCTATTGGTTCGGGGTTGAGTGTTAGTGGGTCAGGTGTTTTAACTCTGTCAAATAGCGTAACTGGTGCAACTGTTTCAGGAATCACGTTTGATAATAACGGTCAAATTACTTCTGCAACTGCTCTTACTGCGGCAAACCTTCCAGTAGCAACTACAAGTGCTAAAGGAGCCGTACAGATTACATCTGGAGGAGGGTTGACTGTTGATGGCTCAGGGAATTTAACAACTTCAACGAGTGGAATTAGTGCTGGAACGTATCAATCAATCACTGTAAACAATAAAGGTGTAGCAACAGCAGGTGCAGCATTAACGGCTGCTTTGGTTCCTAATCTTGCTGCAAGCAAAATAACAAGTGGAAGTTTTGATGCTGCAAGGATAGCTGCTGATTCAATTGATGGAACAAAACTAAGCAACTCGTCAACGGCCTTATTCCAATCTATTGCTCAAAGTGGTTATCCAACAGCCCAGTTCTCAGGCCAAATTCTCTTTGATACTGTTTCTGAGGATGCGTTTATCTGGGATGGAAACGCTTGGCAAGCAATAACAACTCTTACAAAAGGAAGTCTTGTTTTTGGTGGAACCTACAACGCAAATACGAGTCAGATGGTTGCTACGACATCTGCTGGTATTGCGGCTGGTTTAGCTGTCGGATCAAATTTACCTACTGCTTCGGCTACTACTGACGGTGTTTATGTTGTAGTTTCAACGGCTGGTACTCCAAGCTCTCCAGCTCCAGCTATTGCATTTGCTCCTCCTGATTACATCTTGGGAGTAACAAATAGTTCAGGAAGCAGTTGGAACGAAGTTGATCTTTCACAGACAGTTGCAGGACAGGTTGCAAGCAATATCACCTTTACACCTTATGGACAGATTAGCTCGACTAATGTTCAAGATGCGATGCAAGAGCTTGAGACAGAGAAGTTAGCACTTTCAGGTGGTACTGTCACAGGTCAGGTGTTAATTGGTAATACTGGAAGCCTTGTATTTGAAGGATCTACTGTTGATCTC